ACAGGAGAATTTTGGGCGCCTCTTGTGGATGTATGGGGAATATCCGATATCTGAATTGATGTATCATGCGGCCCAAATTTGCTGAAGGCTCCTACCGTTCCCGCGGTGGAGCCCTCAACGTATTCGTTGCGTCTGTGTGCCCGTGTGCTCCTGCAAGAGCTGGGCTGGTGTCACCTGAGAAACCAGCTGGGTGCTGATCGTGACGCACGTTACATATGAAAGTTCGCGCATGTCGTCAAGCCTCAGCATTCAGAAACGTGAGGACCGGACGATATGTCGAGAAAGCCTGACCCAGACGCAGTCTGGGATTGCCGCGACCCCAACAGCATACCGAGCCAGCAGCTATCAAAGGCGCGGTTCTGTTTCATCCCCGGCGCTGCCGCCACTGACAAAAAGCTGAAGCTCCTTCACTGGCGCTTCCTCGCCTACATCGGCCGGCAGAACGCCGATCACGGCTGGCTGCGCCTCTCGCAGACCAGCCTCGCCGAGGAGTGGGGATGCAGCCGGACGAACCTCAACACCAGCATCCGAGAGCTGGTGACGTGGGAATATGTAGAGCAGACCACGCCCGGCGAGAACGGCGACATCTGGTGTTGCTACCGCATCAAGATGGAGAAGACAGGGGTGTCTTCTACAGAAGACGCACCGGACGTGTCTTCCCAGGAAGACAAGGGTGTCTCTCCAGAAGGACAGGGTTGCTCTGCCCCCGAGACAGGGGTGTCTTCCCCGGAAGACACTAATACCGAACACCCCGATCAACCCGAACACCCCGATCCTCGTGCTTCGCACGAGGGGGACGCGCAAGCGCGTCAACCCGCCGGTGAATCGATTGTTCCCGATCTGGAACATTCGCAAAGGAAGACCAAGGCGAGGAAGCCCAAGGCTGCCAAGGTTGACCTGCTTGGCGAAGTGCCTGCCCGGAACAAGCGGAACACGCTGACGACGTTCCCGGAGAACCCTGACCCTGACGTGGTTGATCAGTGGATCGAATATGGGGTCGGCATCGGGCTCACCGATGACGAGGCCAAGGGCTGCATCCTGAAGGAAGGCAAGTACTACCGGGGCACCGGCAAGAGGATGGCCGATTGGACGCCCATCATGGAGGGCGAATTGATCAAGTGCCGGGAGCGGCTGGCCGAGAAGCGCAAGCGCACCAACGGCAGCACCCACCGCGGCCGTCCCAGCAACGCCGATCTGGCAGCCGAGATGTGGGGGCACTGAAATGATGGGCAAATCCCTGATCCATGTGAAGCAGGCTGCAGCTCTGACGATCGTCAGCGCGGCCAGCCCGCCCAAGACGGTAACTGAAGGCATCCTTGACCTGCTGGCGGTGCCGGTCGGTCCGGCGCAGTCGCCAGAAGACCGGAAGCGCGTGCTCAGGCTCTACGCTGAAGCCGTCGAGGGCTACCCAATCGGCGTGGTGGAGCGCGTTCTCAAAGACCTGCGCTTCAACAACCCGCGCAACCCATTCCCGGCAACGCCGCAGGATGTGCGCGAGCGTTGCGTGTCTGCCGTCAGGACGTGGACGCGGCGCGTTGAAGCCTTCTACTTCGGCCGCGACAGCATGGTGCCTGAAGTGTCAGCGTTCGATGCCAACGGTAGGGCGCGCACCCAGAACGAGCGGAACGCCATCGCCCGCAAGATGCGTCAAGAGCTGCATGGCAAGTGGGAGGCGGACGCAGGCGACAGGGTGCTCGCATTGCTCAACCGCGGCGGCGATGTGGAGCACTTCGGGCCGGAGCCGATGAAGCCCGGATGCGTGCTGCCGGACACCATGGTGCTCGCAATCGTCCGAGGCGCCATAGAGACCAAATGGTCCATCATCATCGAGATGTCGCAAGAAAACTTTGACCGCATCCCGGTCGAGGCGTTCGCCGACGGCATCCGCGACAAGGCGCTTAAGGACCGACAGCTGAGGGCATACATCGACAGCCTCGACCCGGCCGTGCGGCGCATGCGCCAGTCTGTCATCGACCGGTATAAGTACTGCCCGGACCAGATCGCTACCGAGGAAGCGATCATGGCGAAGGTGCGGGAGGAGATCGAGGAGAGTGAGAGGGAGTACGAGAGCCGCGTCAACAAGCACGGCCGTTGGGTCGAGGCTCCGGCAGAGGAGGCATTCTGATGGAAACCCTCCCCCTCACCGAGGCCGAAACGGCACCCGCGCCAGGACGGCCTAGGACGTGCGCCCGCTGCCGCCACTGGGGCGTCATCCCTCACGAGAACGCCGACGGCAGGTGGCGGCTCTGCCTACAGGAGCCGGTGGCGATGGCGCACGCCGACTACTGGTGCCCGTCCTATGAACGGAGGGCGCGCACATGAGCGCCCGGACCTGGGACCAAGTTCTCGCCGAACAGCAGCACCGGGCTCGCGTCCTGAGCCCGGAGCGGGTGCGGGCCGAATTGGAGTGGGCTCGCATCACCGGGAAGTCGTCCGCCATCTTCGGCGACCCTTTGGGATACGTACCCTGTATCCCCATCCGCCCCGAGCCCGTCGCACCGCGCGGAAGGGGAAAGCGCCAGCACAAGGCAACCCGACCGGTGCTGGTAGAGCGCAAGTCAACCCGGCTGCTCACCACGCCGGACGGTCAGCGTGTCGCGTGCAAGCGTACCAGCCGAACCTACATCGCAGCCGCATGAGGAATGCAACAATGCTGAAAATCACCCTTCGCCTTCTCGAAGCCTCGGCGCTAGCCCCAATGGGCTACCTCGTCGCCGACATCTTCGGTTACACGCGGATTGGCTGGGCGCTGGTCGGTGCCGGCATCACGTGCGCCATCGTCAGCCTGAGCAACATAATCCGTGAGTCGCGGCCATGAAGCACAAGCGCATCTCCAGGCGGCTCCACAATTATCACCCGGACCGCGGCACCATCCACTTGCCAACCCGGAACCTGCGAAAGTTCGCACTGTACTGGCGTGGCGTCCGCGCGTTCAGAATGCGCCTAGTCCAGATGGAAGCCGCCTGCGCAACCAAGCACTGAGGAAACCACGTGAACCTGATCGATACCATCAAGGAAGGCGCCGCTATCAGGCGCAGGAACGAAGCCCGGCGCGTCGCCGAGGTCAAGAAACAGCGGAAGCTGAAACACGTGGCAACCGAGATCGCGCTCACCCTGGAGGCTGGGCGCGAGGCGTGGCGTAGGTTCGAGGCGCTGCCGAGCACGCAGCCGACGCCGGAGAGGGCCTCGAAGGCGCTGGAAATCGGCTCCAAGGTGGTCAACGCCAAGGTTGTGAAGACGGTCAAGACCACGGCCGATCTGATCCAGGACCGCAACCCTCTGGGCATGCCTAGGCATCTGCGCTGGGCCCTAGACACGTTCTGCGCCGCAGTGGCAACGGCAATGGGTGCCCAGGTGGATGATTGGGGCTCCGGCTCGCACAAGCTGATCGCCGACTACTCCGGCATGCCGGCTGGCGAGTACGGGCCGCGCGAGATACCGGACAGGGTGTTGAATGCCCGCTTCCTGTGGAAGACGGTCGAGCGTGAGATGCCTGCCGAGCTGATGGCGGTCGCTGAGCAGTTGGTGAGCGAGGAGACCGGCTTGCTGCAGGGACGGCCGGCCTCGCTGTCTCAGTACGGCGAAAGGATGGGATACCGAGGCGACAAACAGGCTGCGACGGCGGGCAGCGTGTTGGCCTATGCAGCGTGCAGCGTGTTGAACCATGCCCTGCGCAAGGTTCTGCGAGACCATCCGGTCCCCGCATAAGCGGGGCCTGGCTCTTGTCAAAACAACAGAGAAACCCGCATAGAATAAGGGTTTCTCGAATGTGCGTTTGCGTCGCATTTTCTTCTGAGAGCGACTGATTTATATATTTTCCTGTATCTGGCGAATTGGGTCTCGCTGGGTTCGGTGGTTGGTTCTCTCTGACACGTCTGGGGCTCACTGTGGAAGCGGTGAGCCCTTTCTTTTTGCCATCTCGCCAACGCGGACAACGGCGCCACACGCCAAGCTGAGCATCAGGGCGCATCACGGCCGCACGGCAAGAGGGCAAATAACGGGCGCAAACATGGATGACCTGTCCGCACACCCGAGCGTTGCTCGACTTGTCAACGGCGATGCTCGCCATGCACCGGGAACTGAAGGCTTTGCGCCTTCAGGTCGAGGCAGTGACCACGCGGAAGCCGTGGATCACATGGGAACGCCTCGCGGATATCGCCAAGTCGATTGGGGAGTTCTCGAAAACGCCATTCGGGCAGAGCTTGATCGGCGCGGTTATCGCAGGCGTCGGATGCTTCATAAGGTGGATAACTGGCGCTGGCTGATGCGCTGGTGTGGCGCCAACTGGGGCCTTCTGGCAGGCATCACCGCGACCGCGTTCATCTGGGCAATCTGAGGAAAACATGAAGCTGATCGCACAGATCGCACTCGGGATCATTGCGGCAGTCGTTCTTATCGTCGTGGTTCCGTTGGTGGCCGTTGGCATTAGGGATGCTGCCGACTGCATCAAGCTCCACGGCACAAAGGCATGTAGCGCGAGGCTCGATACAGGCAGGACTCTGCCGACAGCCTATGTCGACCCCGAGAATCCGCATCTGCTGTGCAGCAGGATGGGCGAGGTCACCCGGTGTCGCGTGCGCGACTGATGCGCCGAGACGATAGGCGCTCCCCAGAAGCACAGGAGTGGCGTCGGCTCTACAAGACGCAGAGGTGGCTCAGACTGAGGAAGCATCAGCTATCCCAGCATCCTCTATGCGAACGGTGCTTGAGGATGCATCCAAGGCAGCTCAGACCAGCCGACGTTGTCCACCACAAGCGGGAACACAAGGGCAATCCCGTACTGTTCTATGAACCCACCAACCTCGAAAGCCTCTGTGCCCATCACCACGACAGCGAAGCCCAGTCAGACGAGCGCGGTGCCCACAAGCAGATAGGACAGGACGGGTGGCCAATACACCCAAGCCACCCATTCAACAGGACCGCCTAGCGAGCCCGTACAGTGGCACCCCTAGGCAGTGCACCCACCCCACACAGGACGCGAGCAAGGCCGCTCACGCCTCAAATGCGCCACTCCCACGCGAATTCAGCGAGGCGGGGGGAGGCATCGAGGAAAATCGAGGTCGGTCGGGGACCGGCGGCTGGGTCACAAAATCTCGCAGCCGCACTTTTGGGTTGTATGACATGCGTGGACACCCGCGAACACCACTAGCCAAGGCTGAAGCGACCGGGAGAACCCTCCAGGACCCGAAGCGGTTCAAGGGACGCAAGGAGCACCCGTCCAAGCCGTTGGGCAAGCCGTCACCCCACCTTCAGGGAACGGCCCTGACGTGTTGGGAGTCGTTCAAGCAAGAGGTCACGTGGCTGACTGAGAGGGATCGCAGTGTGGTCGAGGCGGCGTCAATGGCGCGCGCTCGGCTCATTGACGATGGGTACGACCCCAAGGTTGCGTCGCAGCTCCTGACCTGCCTGTCCCGCATGGGCGCCACGCCAGCAGACGCAACGAGAGTGCATGTCCCGGACGACAAAGCGGCGGACCCGGCAGACGAATTCCTGCAGTGACCCGGTGACCGCCTATGCGCAGGCGGTGCTCGACGGGACGGAGGTCGCGGGGCCGCATGTGCGGGCAGCGTGCCGGCGCCACATGCTCGACCTGGACGAAGGGCGCAAGCGCGGGCTCGAGTTCGACCATGCGGCGGCGGACCGGGTGTTCAGGTTCTGCAGCACGGTGCTGCGGCTCAGTGACGGTCAGTTCGACGACAAGCCGTTTGAGCTCCACCCGTCTCAGAAGTTCATTGTCGGGTCGCTGTTCGGATGGAAGCGAGCGGATGGAACGAGGCGGTTCCGGCGCGCGTACATCGAGCAGGGGAAGGGCAACGGCAAGTCGCCGCTCGCGGGTGCCATAGGGCTGTATGGGATGGCGTCGGACAACGAGCCCGGCGCTCAAATCTACTCGGCAGGGAGCAAGAAGGAACAGGCGAACATCCTGTTTCAGGACGCGGTCAAGATGGCGAAGAAAGCGCCGTCGCTCGCGAAGCGGATCACGTTCTCCGGCAACGATCCCCACGTGTGGAACATGGCCATGCTGAGCGCGCCGCAGAACGGTGCGTTCTTCCGGCCGGTGTCGCGCGAAACGGGCCGGAAGGGTTCCGGGCCTAGGCCCCACATGGCGCTGGTCGACGAGCTGCACGAGCACCCCGACCGCACCGTGGTGGACATGCTAGAGCGAGGGTTCAAGTTCCGCCGGCAGCCGTTGCTCCTGATGATCACGAACAGCGGCACTGATCGCAACAGCATCTGCTTTGAGGAGCACTTGCACGCGGTCGCGGTGGCGCACGGGGACAAGCAGGACGACTCGACGTTCAGCTACGTGTGCGCCTTGGATGAAAAGGACGACCCGCTAGAAGACCCGCGGTGCTGGCGGAAGGTGAACCCGCTACTCGGCACGGTCATCACGGAGGAATACCTTGCGGGCGTGGTCGCTCAGGCAAAGGCGATCCCCGGCAAGCTCAATGGCATTCTGCGTTTGCACTTCTGCATCTGGACCGACGCGGAGACAGCTTGGATAAGCCGCCAGTCGTGGGAGGCATGCGAAGATCCGAGCTTGGATATCGACGACTTCGTTGGGCGTCGATGCTTTGCCGGCCTCGACCTGAGCGCCACCAAAGACCTGACAGCCAAGGTGCTGGTGTTCGAGGATGGCGAGACGGAGGATGGAAAGCCAAGGTTCGCCGCGTTCGCGCATGGGTACACGCCAAGGGATACGCTGGCGCAGCGGGCGTTGCTGGACAAGGCGCCCTATGACGTGTGGGTGAGGGAAGGCTATCTGACGGCAACGCCGGGATCTGTCATCCGGTACGACTTCGTGGCTCAGGACTTGGTCGAGGACAAGGGTCGGTTCGACCTGGTGCAGGTGGCTTACGACAAGTTCCTGATCAAGCACTTCGAGCAGGCGCTGAGCGAGATGGGCGAGGTGCTGCCCATCATCGAGCATGGTCAGGGACTGGCACAGCGGCAGGGATGCCCGCCGGACTGCACGAAGGCGCACAAGCACGTGCCGGCGCCGCTGTGGATGCCGGGCAGCATCACGGCGCTTGAGGATCTGATCCTGGAGAAGCGCATCCGGTTTCACGTGAGCCCGGCGCTGCGCAGTGCGGTGGCGTCGGCCCGGTTCTTCATGTCACCGGCAGGACTGAGGCGGTTTGAGAAGAACAAGCCGGGCGGTCGCATCGACTTGGCGGTTGCGCTCGCAATGGCTGTAGGGGCCGCAACATCGCAGGCGCGCATCCGGCCTCGTGAATACCAGATGTTTTTCGTGGGCTGAAGGGAACCCCAATGCAGCGAGCTTACAGCTTGCTGACCCTGAAACGGGTCAGCGAGGACGACGACGCGCGCATGATCGAGGGCATCGCCTCGACGCCGGAACCGGATCGCATGGGCGACGTGGTCGAGCCGAAGGGCGCACAGTTCCGGTTGCCGTTGCCGCTCCTGATGCACCACGACAGCCGGCAGCCTGTCGGCCACGTGCTGAGCGCCAA